ATGGTAATCACTCCTCCCTGGGGGTACAATATTGGCATGAGGTCAGACGGCCGCCTCGAAAAGCGCCGCCTCGGGAATCTGGTCCACCCGCCCATTCTGGCGGAGGATCAGGATGGTGGGCTCGTGGCCCCGAAGGGTCAGGCGCACCGCGTTCTTGGTAACCACCTCGGCGCACTGCACCTTGTCAATGTCATAATGGTTCTCAATCCAGCGGGCAATCTGCCGCTGCTCCGGTGTACGGATCATAAGCAACTCCTTTCTCAGCTTGCGGCCCCGTTTCCACCCTCGGGCGGCTCGGGGCCGTAGAGGGCGTCGATGCTGCATTGCAGGATGGCAGCCAGCCGGGGTAGCTTGTCGGCGCTTGGCAGCGCCGTCCCCTGCACCCATTTGGTGATGCAGGAAGGCGATACCCCCATGGCGTCGGCCAACTGGATGCGCTGGATGCCCCTCTGCTCCATCAACTCGCAGATCCTCACCTCTTCACCCCCTCCAAATTTGGTGTTGTCCGAGACTGTTCGATGTGGTATGATAAATTTGACTAGAAGTGTAATGTAAGCGGATGTGATTGACGTGCCTACTACCCTTTTAACTTTGGCAGAGGAACTTGCCCCCTATGTAGTAGCTATTATTTCTGTTTTCGGTGTCGTGTTCACCGCTTACCATGAGCGGGCCTCTCAGTTAAAAGCGGCCTATTTTCAGAAGATGTCCGATGCTTATGAGCAGTACTTTGATGCCTTAGTACGTTATGTCTACAACGATCCTCCAACTGGAGGCACTTCTTTGGTCGTTGCCACCCATACCGCTGCGCTTTATGCGTCCGCAGAAATATCACACCACTTACAACTACTGACAAAGATGGCTCTTTCCTATCGGCAGTCTGGCACCCCAGACATACATGAATTGACCGGATATCTCGCCGACTTTTCTGCCCGTCTCCACCGGGATGTCGCTTATTCTGCCTCTCAACAAGGGCGGCATCGGGGTTCCTAGCCGGGAATCCTATATCAAGGACTCGAATAGGCACATCAGGCTCTGGACGCAAAAACATCTTTATCATTCCCTAATCTTTGTCTGTGGGCGTTGCCGCGCCCTCTTGTTTACCTGTGGTTAAATCATAGCCGGAGTTTCTCCGGTTGTCAATAAGATTTTCGGAAAAACTCCGGTTTTGTAAGTTTAAACAAAAACACACCCGGAAATTTTACGTTTTGGAGGTGAGCGAAGTGGATACGGTTGATCGGATTTTTGAAATCCTCGATCGCCTGCCCATGGAGCAGCGAGAATTTGCTAAACTCGTAGGGGTTTCCGATGACACCGCAAGCGATTGGCGTCGGAGACGCTCTGCCTCCTATACAAAGCGGCTTGCCAAGATCTCGGAAGTTCTGGGCACCTCGGTGGAGTATTTACTGACTGGTGAAAAAAAAGAGCCCGCCCCCGCTCCGAAGAATGGGGACGAGCTGGACCGTGACACCATCATGGCGGCATTCATGGGTGGGGACATGGATATGAGCCCCGAGGAGAGAGACGCCCTGTGGGATGACGTGTACGAATACGCCAGATTCAAGGCCGAGCAGTGGAGGAAAAAGAAAGACCAGGAATGAATCTTTATGAGCTCTATGATTTTGCCGTGGATCAGGGGATTGATGTAGATTGGTACACCATGCCCTTCGCCAAGTCCTTCTCGATTTTCATTCCATCGCTTGACCGGCGTGCGATCGCGCTGGACCCGTGGAAATTCGAGACTGTAGCAGACGAGTTCACCACCCTGGGCCACGAGGTCGGTCATTGTATGACCTACAGCTTCTATAACCGCTGGGCGGCCTGCGATATAAAGAAAAAGCATGAGAACCGGGCCGACAAGTGGGAAATCGAGCAGTTCCTTCCCCTGGACGCTCTGGAGGCCGCCGCGCACGAAGGCTGCACAGAGGTCTGGGATCTGGCGGAGCGTTTCGGCGTTACTGAGGATCTTGTCCGCAAGGCCATCTGCTGGTATAAGCATGGCAACCTTGCGGTGGATCAATACTTATGAATGTGTCCAACTTGGACACATTTACATTGGAGAAGAGGAGCGCAGATTATGGACTTTATCGATCAGTTAAAGCAATTTTCAAAGCGTGTCGAGAGCATGAAGGACTCCATTCAGACCGAAGAGGCTACGAAGACTGCGATCATTATGCCTTTTTTCTCCATGCTCGGCTATGACGTGTTCAATCCTCAAGAGTTCGTCCCTGAGTTTACCGCAGATGTTGGGATAAAGAAGGGTGAAAAAGTTGACTATGCAATCATCAGAGATGGTCAGCCTGTCATCCTCATTGAGTGCAAGTCCATTTCTGAAAATCTGGATCGGCATGACTCTCAGCTCTTCCGCTATTTTGGTACCACCACAGCAAAGTTTGCAATTCTCACCAACGGTATTATCTATCGCTTCTATACGGATCTGGACAGCCCAAACAAAATGGATGATGATCCCTTCCTGACAATCAATATTTTGGACGTTCGTGAGAACCAGGTTCCTGAACTCAAGAAATTTTCAAAGTCGGTCTTTGATATTGATTCTATTTTTAGTACAGCATCTGAGTTAAAGTACGTCCATGAATTTAAGCGCGTCTTTACGGAACAACTGGATACCCCTGCGGATGACTTTATTCGCTTTTTCCTCCAAGGCTGCTACTCTGGCCCAAAAACACAAAATGTTATTGAAAAATTCCGTCCTGTCCTTCGGAAAGCCCTCAATGACCTCATCAGTGAGATGATGAATGATAAGATCAAAACTGCCCTGGGCGGCTCCGGTGGAAGTGTTTCCGTTATCGAGCAAAAGCCCGTTGACGATATTCCTTCTCCTTCTGAAGATTCCGTCGAGCAAGAGAAGCGAATCCCCAATATTGTTACAACGGAGGAGGAACTTGAGGCATTTTTCATTATAAAAAATTTGTTTGCAGACCTTGTGGACATCCATGAGATTACATATAAGGATACCGAGTCTTACATCAATATCCTGTATAAGGGCAACATCAGAAAATGGATTTGCCGTCTTCGCCTGACAGACAATCAAAAAACCTTGATTGTCCCGGACGAGAACAAAAAAGAACGTAAATTTACACTATCTGATATTTATGAACTCAGAAATTATAAGGACACTCTGACCGAAGTACTGCAACGATATCTATAACGGCAAAGGGTCCGTATAAGCGTGTCCAATTTGGATACATCTTACCTTTCAACCCGTGTTGACATTGTGCGCACATATGCTATACTATACACAAAGGAGATGATAGTATGGCAAACATCAACATCCGCATTGATGACAACCTGAAGAAGGATGCCGAGAACCTGTTTAATGACCTTGGCCTGAACATGACCACCGCCACCACCATGTTCCTCAAGCAGTGTCTGTACTGCCACGGCCTGCCCTTCGAGGTACGGATGGATCCCTTCTACTCCGCCACCAACCAGGCCCACCTGCGCCGGGCCATCGCCGATCTGGACGCTGGCAATGGCAAGGCCCACGAGCTGATCGAGGTGGAGGATGAATAAGCTGTGGCAGGATGAGGCGTGGGCAGATTATCTCTACTGGCAGCAACAGGACAAGAAACTGCTCAAGCGGATCAATCAACTGCTCAAGGATATCGACCGCAGTGGCTATGACGGCATCGGCAAGCCAGAGCCTTTAAAGGGAGACCTATCTGGCTGGTGGAGCCGCCGTATTGATGACACCCACCGGTTGGTCTACCGCATACGGGACGGGCGCATTGAGATTGCCCAGTGCCGCACACATTACGGAGAATAGCAAAGAGCCGGGGCCACGGCCCCGGCCTCTTAAACCGCCAAGAATCGAACATTTGTATCATTTTCAGGGAGTGAACGCCATGAAAATCACTGTAATGCAGGTCAACAATGAACTCGCCAGCACCGGCGTCTCCGTCTATGTGGACGGGCAGCTCCTGGGCAGTATAGGCCCCGGCGGCAGCGTCTCTGCGTCTCTGGAGGCCCCTTCTTGCCTCGTTCGGGTGGAGTGCGGCGTCTACAGCCGGGAGCTCATTTTGTGGCAGGACAGCGCCCTGCAAGTCTCCTGGGGCCTAAATCCGCCCGAGATGATTGT